ATTGCTATTTTTGCTAATCTGTCAGATATTTCGTCTACTTTTTCACCAACCTTTTCATATATATCTTCCATTTGAGTACCAATTGCAGCCATTATCTGATTTGCTTTTTGGTTTCTTGTAATGGAATTCTGAGCAGCTATATTCTGAGCTAATAAACTTGCTTTATTTTTTTCATTTACACCATAGTTAGTTTTGGATATTCTTGTAGCCTGTATTTGTAATTTATTGAGTGCTTCTTGTGCATCTGCAGATGATTTAATAGAACCAGATATACTTTCCAATTCTCTAGCTTCTGCTTGTAGTTTTTTATTTCGTTTATCTGAAGATTTGGCCAATTCATCACTAGCCTTACCAATATCTTTAAATAAAGATTTAGTAAAGAGAAGAATATCATTATACTCTTGTTGCTCTTGCTTTTTAGATTTAGCCATTTATTTTACTCCTTATTAAAAATCAAATCCAAGTGATTTTCTTAAATCTTTACTTGGTAATGCTTTTTTAATTTCTTCTTTATTTCCGTTAAATAAATTAGATATTTTATTTTTTGATTTTTCGGTAAATTTATCAGCATCAGAAATAGCTTTCTGAATGGATTTATCTTTCTTTAAATTATTCGATGCCCTTCTAACAAATAAATTAGCTAACCAACCAGCCTCATTAACCCACTTAGAGTGAGTTTCTTTAAAAAAGTTTTTATCTTGTTCAGTTAGTTTCATAATTTCTCCCATTTATACTACTATAAATATAAGTCAAAAAAAAAGTGAGGAATTATTTCCTCACTCTTACATTTGGTCCTTTTGGAGAAGAACCTGATTTCTTATTTGCCTTATCTATTTCTTCTTTTTCTTTCTTTTTTACATCTGAAAGTTGTTTGTAGTAAAAATTTCTTATATGGATTGGTAATCGATATACACCTTCTTGTGTAAACCCATTTCCAAAATAACAAAGTTCAAAAATTTGTTTATGAAGTTGAACTGAGTAATTAATCGGTAGGCCAAAAAAACCCTACGCCCATTGGAATTGGACGAGTCTCCTTTTCTCCCGTTTCTTGGTTTTCATATTCAAACTCCATCTGTACATCGGGTTGTAAACTTGATAAAGTTTTTCTAAACTCTCTTGTATCTATCGTTAAGAACTTATTGTTAATAAAATCAGTAATTGATTTTGTATCATCTTTACCATCTACTGATTGAATCATGTATCTATAACGAGTTGTTAATTCAGCCGAAGTTCCGCCTTTATTTAATCTTTGTAATGCTTTAATATCAGCATCTATTTTCTTTTCATCTCCATGAGATAAAAGTTTAAATTCTAATTTTATACCAGTTGATGTTGTAAATTCATATTTGTTATCTCTATTGAGTTTTTCAAAATCAACATCTTTTGTTTGTATCTTAGATAAATCAACATTAATGGTTTCTTTTTCACCGAAATCATTTTCCAATTCTACTGGATAATTCTTTCCATATCCCAAAATACGAGTTGCTAACATAATAGCATTTTTATCCCCAATTAGAATGTCATCAACATTCACATTCTTATCAACTATAATTGATTCGAACAATTTATCAAGTACCACCCCCTTTCTAATAAGATTCTGCGAGGCGAGAATCTCCTCCTCTCTCGCAGTCATGTACTTGATTTCTATTTGTCCAGAAGATAGGGGATTGTTTTCTGGATAGACTTTACCTTGTGATGGGAGTTCTATCACTTCGGTAGGAAAATCGTAATTTGCCATAAACTTTAATTTTAATTGTTTGTATATAAATATATAACTTTAAAAAAGTTGTAAAAAAAAAGGTTCTCACTAAGAGAACCTTTTTGGAAGTATCAAAAGTATATTGTAGTATTAGTATTCTAAAATTGCGTAATCGTAAGAAAGTGTTAGGGTGATTTCTGAAGGGTCATTAGAATCCCATGCCAAATCATTAAACACTGCATTGTTGATAAATGCACCTTTAAGAGTCCATTGTTCAATTTTATCACCAACTGGTCCTAACATAAAGATATTAACATCTTTCTTATAGAAATCTGCATATCCATCTCTACCTGTTAGAGATTCGTGAGATGTTCTTACCCACTCCATTACTTGTTGTGCTCCACTTGGAACGATTGGGTCAAATAGAGTGATTTCTACATCTTGCCACTCACCTTTACCTTTGAGTTTTCTCTTTACGTTGATATGGTCAAGGGTTACAACTTCAAACTGAATAGAAGGTCTATTCGCCGCTTTGATAAGATAAGAATCGATACCTTCAATATTCATGATGTATCTGTTCTTCATCTTCGGTTCGAAGTTGGTGTAGAACATATCGTTGAATTCTAATACTTCTGCCATTTTTTATTCTCCTATTATACTACTATAAATATAGTTTCTTTTTATTTTTTAATTATTATGCCGTGAACGAAGCTCCAGTTGGTAAAATGTTGAAATCAATTACAATGAATTCCGCAGTTTTAGTAGGTTGTAAATAAATCGCCCCTGCTAAAATGTTTCTATCAATCACATCTGGTGTGTTATTTGATTCATCCATTACAACTCTAAATGCATAAAGTCCTTGTCTTTGTTGAATTGCTTCTAAGTAAGGATTTACTGTATTTAGGAATTTACCTCTTGTTGCCGATGTGTTTTGTTCGAATACAAGGTATCTTGATGTAGATGCGATGTATTTCTTAACTTTGATTAACAATCTTCTTACGTTGATTCTATCAAGTGCAGATGCTCTATCTTGTAGAGTTTTCTGTCCGAATGCAACGATACCCTCACCTGGGAATTGTGCGATTGGGTTAATCTTTCCTTCATATAAAGTATCTCTTTCAGAGTGAGTTAATCTGTTTAGTACAGAAACTGCTCCTACGATACCACCTCTGTTTAAACCAGCTGGTGCAAACCATTCAGCTGCTACTGCATCGTTTGATGCGTAGATTCCTGGCATCAATACTGATGGTGGAACTGAAGTTAGTTTGTTTGTTCTTGAATCAATTGTCTTAACCCATGGATAGTAAGTACCAACATAGTTAGAATCTACTGCCTCACCTTGAGCGGTTGCCTGAGCAATAGTATCATTGTAATCAGTTACATCACCAATGAAGAATGCATCTTCTCTAGCTTCTACCATATCAGTTACTTTATCGAATACATAAGGATGTAATCTTCTAATGATACCAGGTACAGATACTAAGTTGATATCGAAATCATCTGGATTAGATACTGCATTGATTGCTTTTACATAAGCAACTGAACCACTTGATGTTGAGTTTCCACAATCAAATCCTTGTGTATTACCACTACCCCAATCAGAATCACCAGCTTTAGCTGAAATAACTGTTGGTCTTATACCATCGAATCCACCTTGGAATCCAACTAAGAATTGTCTTTTATTAACATCAGTTGAATCTGAACCTGTCAATTCAAATCCAAAGTTTTTAGTTGATACTACACCACCAACAATTGCAGTGAACGCTCCATCAAATGAGAATACTGTGTTTCCACCTTGTGTTGCACTTGATGGAATCGGTGATAAGTAATGTGAGTTATCAATCTTAACAACCGCTGTTTCTAAATCAATACCACTATAATGAGTAGAGTTTGATGATGTGTTATCACCAGAGCCAGTTGAGAAGATAACTGCTGGTACGATTGATTCACCATATCCATGAGAACCAACATTTCCAACTAAAATTGGGTTAGTATATTTATCGTGTCCAAATGGTCCAGCAATAATTGGGAATGAACCTTCAGTTGAACATTCTACTCTAATGTATTTTGAATTATTTGTATAATCACCATTTAGAGATTGTTTACCATTCGAATCAATTGTTAAATTAACATCACCGATTACTTTCTTGATGTAGTTTGGAGATGCAGGGTCTAAGTTAAGGTTATTCCATGTTTCAAGAATAATTGGTCTTTTGTTTGTATCACTATATCCACGAACTACAACTGAGAATGTTGCATAATCAGTAGAGTTATTAGTACCTGCCGCTTTTACATTGAAGATACCAATTTTAAATTCTTTGTTTGTATTTGTACCATCACCAATAGTGTGGAATCTAAATAGGTTATGTCTTTCACCTGAGATTAACTGAGATTGTATCCAAGGAGTTGAAGCAAATGTACAATCTTCTGTTAAATCTTGGTCTGCTAATGTAATAACTTTTACTTGACCACCAGCGGTTAATACAGATGATTGGTCTGTTGATTTTTTTTCAAAGTATTTGTAAATATAAGCACCTTTTGAACCTCTTGGTGATTCACCAAATACATCTGATAAATCATTTCCAGCTGAAGGTAAAACTGATGCAGATACTGCAGTGTTATAATTTGAGTTAGAACCACTTAAAGTGATTGAGAAAGCGGATGCGGATGGTTGTGAATCAATAGATGCCGTTACACCAGTTGTATTATCCCATAGATGAGTAGTGTGAAGTGTCCCAACAAGTGATTGATTAAGTGAACCACTTGAATCTACTACAATTGCAGCTGGTGCTGTTTCAGTATATCCACCGATATGACCAACTCTAACTATTGTTACAGTTCCTGCTTCTCTTAAATAATTTTGTACGGTATATCCTGTATAGTATGAACCATCAGGTGTACCGAATATTTCTTCAAATTCTGATTGTGTATTGACAACGGTTGGAACGAAAGCAGGTCCTTTTTTAGTAGGTCCAATAATTGCTGCTCCGATTTCACCA